CGCAATATGGAATTAATGACTTGTGCCATATTTTATAAGAAAATATATTCAATTTTATTAAAACCGTAAATATAGAATATTTCATATTTTACAGATATTATGAAAATAAACATTTGCGTTCATGTTATCAAAAAAAACTTTAGGTCTAAATTAATTGAATAACCAAAGCAATGTCGATTCTATTCCACCAAAAGAAAAACAAAGTCAATAATCCAATATTGAGTCAAATAATGAAAGAACGTGGATTTAAAAGGTCATCCAAAAAATGGACAGTATATTTACCAAATGGATATACGCATGTTGAGAAAGAAATATTCACAATTGATCTACAAAACAGAAACAGAAATGGGAATGAATGTGAAAACAGAAGTGGGAATGAATGTGAAAACAGAAGTGAAAGTATTCAGAGAGATAAAGAACATAAGGTGGTAATGGCTGTTTCGGGATGTGACAAAATAGTTAGCAAATCCAATCTATGGATATTATTAAATCGTCAGTTCGGAAGGGAGGAAAGTGCTAAAATTATACCAGAAAGTTATATATTGGCTTACAAAAAGGACTTACTTCTATTAAAAAAAGATCTGAAAACTACACAAAATACTTGGGAAAATGTAAATAACGAAAAAAATGAAAAAGATGAGGAAAATAAGAACAAAGTTGATACATATATCTTAAAAAAAAACTTACAACGAAAAGAAGGACTGTTTTTAACAAAAAACAGAAGAGAAATACTGGAGAGCTATAAAAAAGGTTATAAATTGGTTCAAAAATATATTAAAAATCCATTATTGGTGAAAGAAAGAAAAGTAAATTTGAGATTGTACTTATTGATTATATCTTATGATGGAAAAAATAAAGCTTTTTTACATCAATATGGTAAATGTATTTATACTGCAAAGCCGTATGATGACGAAACTCTAGATTTCGAGAATAATATTACAAGTTTTGGATTAGACACCAATATTTATAAAAATCATCCATTAACAATTGATGAATTATTCAGATATCTTCAAGTTTTTACTGATACCGAATTAAATTTCAATCAAATAAAACAATTAATTTTAACTAAAATACATCACATCATGAAATATATAATGATTGCAGTTGACACTGAATTAGGAAAGTCTACCAACTTAAAAAAAGCTTATTGTGGTCAATTGTTCGGATTAGATTTTATATTAACAAATGAAACAAATATTTGGCATCCTTATCTATTAGAATTTAATAAAGGACCTGACATGACAGCAAAAACTGTTAGAGATGGTAAAAATAAAAAAGAAGTCATTGACGATATGTTTAACTTATTGGGATTATATTCTAAAGAAACAAATGGATTCGAAATGGTTTACCCCAATTCAATCATGTTGGTATAAATAAATTAGCATTTACGACAACCAAAAAGTAATGTTGATTCAGTTGGTATCGCAACAGTTGAGTATTGACATGGTTGAGTTTGATCATTATTAAAAAAACTATGTTCACACATTTTTTGATTGTCTTCTTGTTGAGGATTAATATTATAGAACCATCCGCCATTTATTACATTATTTCTAACTGGATCAAAATCAGAATTTGCATGCTGTTCTTTTTGATATTTTATTGTTTCTTCGTTCCAAGTCATTTTTGAGTTAGGATTACGATCAGCATAAATAATACCCATTTTACATCCACTGTGTGGATTATAAGGGATACCATTATCTAACTGATTTTCTGGATAAGGAACTAAATATTTTTTACACATTTGAAAGTCATATGCATTATTAATGGATTCATTTGAGTTATATGCATTTTGATTAATATGTGGTGGAGACATACAAGTGTCTTTGTATTTATAATAGTAATTTTCTTTTGAATTATCGTAAGCTGAACACTGCATTTATTTATTTATTTAATAATGTGTTGTTAAGGTTGAATCTCAGTTATTACACTTATTAATAAATGAGATTTATATTTTTGAATGGTTTTATATTTCGTTTAGTTCCTCAAACAGTTTCCGTCAAATTAAATTAAGCATTAATACCATAATTAAACTAGAATGCATAATTCGTAGTTTATATAATTGAAGTTATTTTATATATTAAATTACACTATTATACTTGAGTCATAAAACTGATAAAGTTTTATAACGTCTCTATTTAAATTTTTAAATCCAAGTTAAAAACCACTCCATGGACTTTTGAGAGTTCCCGGTGATGTACCCTGAGGACCTGTGGGATCAGGACGAAGAGGTCCATTTGGAAGAGGTCCAACTTTTCCTGTAGCCAAATCACTGTTACTAATGTATTCACCAGTTTTAGTGAAAGCACGGAATTCGCAAAGGGGTTGGTCTGGATAATTGACTGGACCACGAGAAGCATTTAAAACACGGAAAGCGGAACCAAAACCACCTTTTTGTTTAGAAGCTTTTTTTTTGAGAGACTTGGACTGCTTAGATTTTTTTAACTTTTTAGATTTCTTTACTTTTTTTAAAGACTTACTCTTAACATTCTTAGATTTTTTGACTGACTTCTGTAATTTACTGGATTTCTTTGATTTTTTAACGGTTTTCTTAGTTTTTTTGCCACCCATTAACTTCATAGTGGGAACAGGTCCTTCACGATTAACTAATGATGCACTTGGATCATAGAAACGGAGAGTCATTCCGGTCGCACCAGACCCTTGACCACTACCACCAAAAAGACCAAAGATCTTTTTTGATGATTTACGTGATTTGCGAGATTTGCGAGTAGGTTTGCGTGTAGGTTTGCGAGTAGGTTTGCGTGTCTTTTTATTCTTACTTGACTTACGTAATTTATTACTAGATTTACGTGATTTATTGGATTTTTTAGTACCAATACCAACGTTGAGATCTTTCATGAGGAGATCAAGACTAGTTGAAATCTTACGAAGAGCATCCTTTTCTTTTTTACTTGGCTTTCTAACTTTATTAGCGCGTCTAGATACGCGTTTTTTGCTTAAACTACTACGTTTAATAGATTTACCTGAAGAACGACGACTACGTTTAGCACCACCAGTAGTAGCGTAACTTACTCCAAAACTTGAGCTTTTAACATCAGCTAATGAACGTTTGGGGTCATATCCACCTCGATGTGACTTACGCTTAATCTTCTTAGATTTTTTGACTAACTTACGTGATTTATTGGATTTCTTTGATTTTTTAACGGATTTCTTAGTTTTTTTGGCACCTCCAATATGATTTTTGTAGTTAGCATAATCCCTAGATTTATAGCAAAGACCACTTCCAGATTGAAAAGGCCAACCAGATACATCTGGTTTAAAAGGAGCTGGATGAAGTGTTTGTGACATATTATCCTTAAATGTATTCTTCAATATATCATCTACCAATATTTTGTTTTGTAATATTTATTCATTTCAAATTAACTTTTTTGAAACGTATAATTAAATGGTGCTTAAAAATAAGAAACGAAATAAATATATCAAATTTATAAATAAAGTATGTATCAACAACCTTATGAATCAAAAACAATTAGTCATGATGATGCATCAATTATGTTATTTCAAAATGAACCACCTGCACCCAATAGTATTAAGTTTCAATTAGAACTAGAAAACGGATCATCTCTTGACAATGACGATTTATTTTGTTGTCTTAGAGATTTATTAGTATTTGGATTTAAAAAATTTTATAGTGATATAAATGGAAAAGTCGATTTGAGTGAACTTGAAAAAAAGGATTTTGAACGACTGGATAAATATTTTAATGCAATTGGATTTCGTCTAAATTATCAAGTAAATTCTGGAATGGATATTGGTGTTATTTTATTTGCTGGAATTGATGATGAAAAGCTTCCTGATAAAAACCATCACTTATTTGAAGAACATGCACAGATTCGCAAACGTTTTAATGGTCTCAATGAACAAACTATGACAGTAAATTGCAAAGGCAAAAAATACATTTTTTACTTTACACCATATGTGACTCCAATTGTATCTCAGGGTCATTGTCAGTAATTGTAAATATTTTTATTAACTTGTAATGTCAATGAAATAAAAGATTAGAGAAATCAAAACTAAAATTATACCCAAATAAATAAGTCCGTCTCCATTTGATATAATGGCATTAAACAATAGATTGGTATCACCTGTATGAATAAAACTAATTATTGAATTAATTAAATTGACAATATAAGTCACTATATTTTCAATTATATGTTTCAGTGATAAATTATAAAAGCGTACTTCTTTTTTTTCTTCAATAGCCTTATCGGTTGAAACTCGAGACATATCATATAACTTTTGATTTTGTTCATAAATCTTAAATTTTTGATAATCAGACATAGTCAACATACCGTCGTTTCTCATTACACGGTAATCCACATTTGTTCTACTCGCCATAATACCGGTAGTTATTCTACTTACAATACAGAGAGAAAATAATGAAAAATAATAAAAAATAATGGAATTTACATGGCATCAGACAGAATTCAAAAAATTGAATAATAATTTAAAAAACTATTAATTATAAGAAATAATATTACCATTTGATATTATATTAATTGTATACCCCGATGACTAAAATTTACAATCCAACATCAATTTACAGTATGTTTAAAAATAGACTTTATCCCAATCGATGTCCTATTTCTTTGATATTGGCAACTGATTCAGCACAAGGAATTGGTAAAGAGGGTAAAATTCCGTGGCATTGTATGGAAGATATGAAACATTTTAAACAGTTCACTAGTTCGGTTTTACATAAGCCTCTAGGGAGCCATTTTAATGACGTTTTACTAAGTGAAATTAGGAATGTTGTTCTAATGGGTCGCAAGACATGGGAATCAATTGGATCTCATCCTTTAGACGGGAGAATTAATGTGATAATTTCACGTGAAATTAATCGACAATGGATGCATGAAATGGGTAATGGCAAATTAACTAACCGTTTTGATATGTTTGATAAATATGGATATCTGGTCTATGGTTCTATTGAAGAATTCCTACTTGAACTTGAAAAAAGTCCCAAACAACAATTATCTCGTCCCGTCTGGCAACTTGAAGAGATGGGAACTAGAAAAGGTATTTACACCGAACATATCTTTGTTATTGGTGGCAGCATGCTTTACAATTGGTTCCTTGAACATCCACAAATTGTTCACAATATCTTTTGGACAATGATTTTCAGTGATTCACGAGATAGGTTCGATTGTGATGTTTATGTTCCACTCATGAAACAACTACAACTTGGAAAGGGATTGCCCATTACGAAAGATTTATTCAATAATGATGAACTACAGAAACGAATGGTTATGTTTAAAAATGTCAAAAATACTGAACTAATGAAATCTAGTTCCAAAAATGAAAATGAAAACGGAGGCAATAGTGAAATTGTGTATTACCAGTTTAGTGTGTACATAAATGAAAACACACGTGATACCTTTTCTGAACGACGTTATTGTTCAGATATTGTCGGAGAAAGCTTACAAATTACTGGACTCAATCAGTCTTCCAAAGAAGAATATCAATATCATGAACTGATTAGGAAAATTCTTGAAAAGGGTGAAAAACGTCAAACTCGAAATGGTTTGACATATTCTTTATTTGGTGAAAGAATGGAATTTGATATTCGTGATCGTTTTCCCTTATGCACAAGTAAACGTGTGTTTTTAAAAGGTATCGCTGAAGAATTATTCTGGTTTTTAAAAGGTGATACCAATGTTCAAAATCTTAAAGATAAAAATGTTCATATTTGGGATGGTAATACTACCCGAGAGTATCTAGATAGTATTGGATTAAATGACTATGAGGAAAATGATGCTGGACCTATTTATGGATTTCAATGGCGTCATTTTGGTGCCGAGTATGAGGGATTCAATGCTGATTACACAGGAAAAGGTGTCGATCAACTTGGTAATATAATTGATAGTCTCCGTAATAATCCTCACAATCGTCGCATGTTAATGTCTGGATGGAACCCTCTTCATGCTCATAAAATGTGTCTTCCACCATGTCATACACTTTACCAATTCTATCTTAATGAGAACAAAGAGCTATCACTTCAAATGTATCAACGTTCATGCGATGTATTTTTGGGTGGCTTTTTCAATATTGCTTCTTGTTCCCTTCTGGTATATATGATTGCTGATATGCTGAGTGTCAAGCCTGGTCGTCTCATTTGGATTATTGGAGATGCTCATATTTATGATAATCATGTCGAACAATGTGAACAGCTACTCCAAAGAACACCACGTTACTTTCCTAAATTGATTGTAAAAAATCATCGTAATAACATTGAGGACTATTGCTGGGAAGATTTCAAAGTGGTTGGATATAACCCACACCCAACTATTAAAGCTAATATGAATGTCTAATAAAATTAGACAGAAAAATTGAAATTTATTACAATAATTTTATAAATCAACCATACTATACACCATACTATATTTTATTTAATTATTAAATGGTTTTTAATAATTACCAAAAAAATACGTTACTCAAAAAATGCCGTCAAAGTCTTCGGGAAGATATGAAAGAAATGAACTATTGTATTGATAAATTAAACCAAGTTAATAGAGAAATTAATGATATGCTTCATGAACAAATTATTTCAAAAGAAAACACTGCTAATAAAAAAAAAAGAAATAAATTTGTTTCACGAAATATGATATATTAAATGTGTTATTAACTCAATATTGTTTTAATAAGAACGGTTAATATAATTGATTCAACAAATGTAAGGTAAAACATTTGATTATCTTTAATATTATACTGAGTCGCATACTGACGTGCTAAATAATTATAAGTTAATTGAATAATATATGCCTTAGTCAATGTTATAATACCTGTCAATACTGTTATGAATAGTATACCAACCAAGCTATTATCATTTTTAAGTGTATTGATTTTAATATTGGATTTAGTCATAATAACATTAATTAAATATCCTTGTAAATACTCACCAAATGGAATAATCATTTTGTTACTATATTAATAGTAACAGAGAATTATTATTAGTAAAAATAACTAAAAGTAGAATTAAAATCAGGTGTACCATATGGATTCGGTTCTGGTCCTTCCGGTGTTATTGGTTTTGTTTCTTTAGTTAGTGGACGTTCCAAATATGCTTTTCTAGCATTATTTTTAATATTCATATAGTGTGAATAAAGAAGACGTTGAAAAAGTTTCATATTATGAGTAAATTTTTCATTTGAAATAGAGGTTGATGGCAATAAGTAAATTATGGAGTGAAGATTATTGAGAGCATTATTCATTTGTATTTTAGCTTCATCAACATTATCACCAATATATCTAAGACCCATGTAGGATTCATATTCAATCATAAGAAGATTATTAACACTTATTACCATTTGACAGAAAGCATCATAATTATCCAAAGCATAATCTTTAATATCATAAAGGAAATATGATAATATGGGAGCAGTATAAAGATAATGTCTTTCCGAACCAACACAGTTATTCAAAAAATTCAATTTGTATTCATCTAATTTTAACTTTTCATGCAGTTCATCTTTACGCAAATTATAAAAGTAATAACCCAGTACTAAAGCCAAAAATATAATTAATATTTGATGACTTTGAGCATTAACTGTTCTAAAAAAGAGATAAATACCAATAAAAATTAATGCAGTATAAAATTGGTTTTCACGAATCAAGCTTTCATACAGCATTATTATACATAAATATATCTTAACAAACTTATTAAATACTGACATAAAAATAATCGGGGTACAGATTATATATAGGTAACATCAATAGTAGTCGTATTTTTGATGGTTATTAAAAAAGAAAAATCAAATATTAAAGATAAGAAAGGAAAGAAAGGGAAGAAAGAGATTATTCCAAGAACCTTAAACAAAATACCTAAATATCCTATTGTGTATTTGGCTTGGGGTTCTCTATTATGGGATTATCATCAATTGCCAGTTGTATTTAGTCCTCGCCCATGGCAACGTACATATGGATTAGAAATTCCTCTTGAATTTAGCAGAATATCAGATCAAGGAAAAGGTAGAATGACTCTTGTTATCGATGATGTCGAGGGAGAGAAAAATCTAGTTTGGTACGCACCCTGTCTCGAAACAAATTTTAATAAGGCTATTGGAGCACTGAGAAAACGAGAAAAAACTAGCCCTGAAAATATTGCTTATTTAAATCTAATAACTGCAAATTATCGAATTAATAATACTCCTAAAAAACTAGTCCAAAAAATTATTAATTGGGCTGATAAAAATGAATTTCGAGGAGTAGTCTGGACTGATTTACCCTCAAACTGGTCTGAAGTACGTCAAAAACAATATTCTATTGAGAATGCTCTTAATTACTATGATTTATTAGATACAGAAACCAAAACATTAGCTAGAGATTATATTCTTAACGCAGTTAAATATGCACAAATTAAAACTCCTTTTTCTGAGATATTTCTGAAGAGATAGGAATTAGATTAAAATTAATTTCAATCGTAATTTAGATACATTGAATTATTTGCAAATATCATTCCATTAAATGAACAATAATTTTTTATTTTTATAAGAATTCAAAATCAAAAAAATTAATATAAATTGTGTAGATAATAATGGAAACACAGAACTCATATTGGTAGTTAATCATTAT